GAGTCCCCATCCTTCCCCGCTTCCCCCACTATGGAGAAGCGGGGATTTTTTGATGCCAAAGGCAGCGGGAGTGCCCTTCCCTCCAAAGACGACGACCGATGAACGCGGCGCAGCAAGAGGCTGTCCGGCTGACGCCGGAAGAAGCACGGGTCGTGGAGCGGCTGCGGGATTACCGTGGTGATCTGAAATCCTACGCGGGGCAGTGCTTGCGGATCGTCTCGAAGGACTCCACACTGGTGCCGCTGGTTCTTAACCCGCCGCAGATGCTGGTTCATGCCAAGGTGGAGGCCCAACGGCAGGAGAAAGGCATGGTCCGGGTGATCGTGCTGAAAGGGCGAAAGCAGGGGGTGTCCACCTACATCGGAGCGCGATTCTACGCCCAGACGCGGCTGTGGCGCTACCGTAACGCCAAGGTCATGGCCCATGTGCAGGACTCGACGGATGCGCTGTTTGCGATGGTGCGGACGTTCTACGACAACGATCCTCTGCGACTGCGCGCAGACACTTCAAACGCCAAGCGTTTTGCTTTCTCGAACGGTTCGAGCTACACCGTGGCGACGGCGGGAGGGTCCGGGGAAGCGGGTCGGGGAGACACCCCCACTCTGGCCCACCTGAGCGAGGTGGCGTTTTACAAAAACGCCGAGAAAAACTTCGCGGGGTTCGCAAACTCGGTTCCGCTGGCACCCGGCACCGAGGTGTTCGTCGAGAGCACGGCAAACGGGATCGGAAACGAGTTTCATCGCCGCTGGATGCGCGCGGAAGCCGGGCTGAGCGACGGGGAGGGATCGGTTGGGGTGGCCTACGCCCCGATCTTCATTCCGTGGTTCCTGTCGCAGGAGTATCGAATGCCGGTGGAGCCGGGGTTCAGTTTGCGCGGTGAAGCCGAAGGGGATGGGCTGCCATCCGAGCGCGAGATCGCCGAGATGTTCGGATTGGACATGCCACAAATGGCGTGGCGAAGGTTCATGGCCCATGAGCAGCTTGGGTCGGTTGAAGTGTTCATGCGGGAGTATCCGTGCTCTCCGTCGGAGGCATTCCGCAGCACCGGCACGGACCTGTTCATCGCGCCCTTGCTGGTGATGCGGGCGCGCAGTCATCAGGACATCCTGCCGCAGGGGCCGAGAATCCTCGGGGTGGACCCGGCAGGGCAGGGTGGCGACCGGTTCTGCATGGCCCTGCGGCAAGGTAACGTGCTGCTGTGGTATCGCAGCCGGGTCGGGGTTGATCCCGGAGAGGCGATTCATTGGGTTGCCGCCGTGGCGGGTGACGAGAAGGCGGATCGGGTCTGCATCGACAATGGTGGCGGCTGGGGCGCGTCCCTGCTGTCGGGTATCAGGACGCATTACCCGCAGTTGGCGGACAGGTGCTACCCGGTAGACTTCGGCGGGCGGAGCCAGTTCAAGGCGGCAAGGCCGCATATGCCGGGGCCAAAAAACCGCAGGGCCGAGATGTATATGCGCCTGCGGGACTGGTTCGGGATGGATGAGGGCGTGAGCATCCCGGACGACGATGAGCTACAGAGCGATCTGGGAGCGATCACGGCGGTCATGGGCGGGCAGAGCACCGATACGGTCATCGCGTCAAAAGCCGAGATTCGCAGGGTCTTGCGCCGGTCCTGTGATGTGAGCGACGCGGTTGCCCTGACTTTTGCCTTCCCCGACCGGGTTGTGGAGACAGCAGAAACGCAGACTTCCAGCGCGTGGATCACCCCGCCCGACGCATTCCGGCCTGTGGGGGACTATGGTGGTTCCACTGGATGGGATTCCGGCGGCGGCTGGATGGTTTGAAGTTCGGTATTTTCGTGCTATGAGTCGGCTGGCGGGAGATGGGTATGGCCACGGTTTCAAAAAAGCAGAGTTCCAGAGTCGGAAAACGCTTTGCTGTCGGATATTCCTCCGAGAGCAAGTTTCTTTCCGACACGCGGCAGCTTTACGATCTGGACGTGCAGTCGGACCTGCATAACATCGAGCCTGCGCGGCAGGACATCCAGTTTGTGATCGGCGATCAGTGGGAGATCAACGCGCGGCTGCGGCGCGAGAGGCTGAAAAAGCCGGTGCTCACGATAAACCGGCTGCCTGCCTTCGTGGCGCAGTATATCGGGGCATGGTTGCAGAGCGACACGACCATCAAGGTGCTGCCCGCGCATGGTGGGAGCCGCGAGATCGCTGAAATCCGGCAGGGGCTTATCCGGTCGATCACCCGGCAAAGAACGGCCAAGCAGGCCCTGCACAAGGCCATGGAGACGGCCTACATCTGCGGGGTTGGAAACTTCGCGGTGGGCTTGCGGGATGCGACGGACGATATTTTCGCCCGCGACATCGTGTTTGAGTCTCTCGATGATCCGTTCGCCGTGATCTGGGATCGGGCGTCGCGCGATCCGACCGGCGAGGACGCACAGCATTGCTTCGTCATGCAGTATATGACCAAGGACGACTACCACAAGGCGTGGCCCAAGGCCGGGGAGAACGACACCGGGTGGGTTTCGGACAATTCCGAGTTGTCGAGCATGATCAGTAACGGCTGGGAGATCGACGACATGGTTCGGGTCTGCACGTTCTGGCAGATGCGCGAAGAGCCAATTACTCTGGGGGTGGAGGTTGATACCGGCGACGTGATCGACCTGTCTGGCATGACCGAGGCCGAGATCACAGCCAACGTGGCGACGGACCAGAGCGGGCAGCCGATGATCCGGGAGACGATGCACCGCTATGCCGAGGCCTATGTGCTGTCGGCAAGCCGGGTTCTGGAAGGACCGATCCGGCTCGACATTCCCCGGCTTCCGGTGTTCCGGGTCGAGGGATGGACCTTGCAGGAGGCCGGGACGCGGTATCGCTGGGGCTTCGTGCGAAACGCCAAGGACCCGCAGCGTCTGCACAACTACTGGCGGTCCATCGTGGCCGAGCAGCTTATGGCGGCTCCCCGCGCAAGATGGCTGGTGGACACGGCGGCGCTCAAGGCCGGGGCGGTTGATCAGTTCCGAAACGCACACTTGTCTGCCGATCCGGTGTTGACCTGGGATTCTCAGGCCGGGGGCGGCAAGCCGGAGCTTATTCCCCCGCCCCTGCTCAACACCGCTGTTCTGACCGAGGCGGGTCTTGCGGTGCAGGACTTGAAAGACGTGACAAACAAGCACGAGGCGTCTCTCGGGCAATCGTCAAACGAGGTTTCCGGGAAAGCGATTTCGGCGCGTCAGCGCGTGTCCGAGCTTGGGGACATGATCTACATCAACAACATGAACGCGGCACTGTCGGAGGCTGGCAGGGTGATCAACGAGTTGATCCCGGTGGTCTATGACGTTCCCCGGACCATCAAGGTCATGGGGGCGGACGATGCCGAGTCGCTCAAGGAGATAAATGGTATCATGGGGGATGCCACCCCGGATATCACCGTCGGGAAATATTCCGTGACCTACACGACAGGACCGTCCTACCTGACCAAGCGGCAGGAGGCGGTGGACGTTCTGTTGACCTTGATGAACACCATGCCATCGGCGGCGAGCGTGTTCCCCGACATTCTCTTGCGGAACATGGACATTCCCGGCGCGGACGAGATCGAAGAGCGCTTCGCGACGCTGCTGCCGCCGGGGTTGGTAAACCCGGACAAGCTGCCCGCCAGCCGTCGCGAGGCGGTGCTGCAAAAAGCGCAGGCGCAGGCGCAAGCCGGACAGTTGAAGGAAAAGTTGCAGCAGGCCGCTGCCATGCTGGAGATGGAGAAACTCCGGGCCGAAACTGCCGAGATCAAGGCGCGCACCGCGCGCTTCATCGAGCAGGCGCGGCTCGCGGGCAGTCAGGTCGGCGTGGACGCCGCAAAGGTCGAAGTCGCAGCCAGCAAGGTCGTGGTCAATGCCGCGCAGGTCGGCGTTAACATGACAAAGGTGGAGCAGTCAGCCTTTGTGGCGGGCCTCGGGCTGGCGACCAGCAACCACGAGGCAGGGCTGGGTCTGGGGGTAGGGTTGCCGCCTTCGGATGGAAACGGCGAAGATGCCAACGACAAGGGCTTCGCGACGGGACTCTCGAAAGCGCTTTCCAGCTTGCCACAGGCTCCCGATGTGGTTCCGCCTCAGACTTCTTCCCCTGGGATACCCCCAGAGGCTTCGGGAGCGCCCCCGCAGCCGCTCGAGGCGCTCCAACAGCCCCAACAGTCGCCCGAAGACCTCGGAGTGTCTCAGCAGCCGTCTGACGGGCTGCCAGAAGCACCGGCCCCCCAAATTTCCTGACAAGAGCAGAGCGGAGAGATCAAATGTCTGACGAGGACGCAACTTTCACCAAAGAAGAAAACACTGGCGCAGGCGAAGATCAGGACACGGGCGGGGATCAGGCCGAAGGCGCGGATCAGGTCGAAGGCGCGGATCAGGTCGAAGGCGCGGATCAGGTCGAAGGCGCGGATCAGGTCGAAGGCGCGGATCAGGCCGAAGAAGCTGATTCACCGAAGAAGCCGGTTTCCGAGGCCCAGAAACGGATCGAGGAGCTTGCGCAGCGGGCAAGAAAGATCGAAGCAGAGCGCTATGCTCTGGAGTTGAAAACCCAGGAACTGGAAACAAAACTCGCTGCGTTTTCGCAAGGGGCGCAAGCCGTTCAGGCTCCCAACCCTGATGCGTTCGCTTTCGGCGACAGCGATCCCGAGTATGTCCGGCAGGCCATTGCCTACGGGGTGCAGCAGGAAACGGCGCGGATTCAGCAGGAAGCCGAGGTTCGACAAACCACGGAGCATTTCAGGAAACGTCTCGACGAGGTTCTTGCCAGCGGCGAGAAGAAATACCCCGGCTTCACGCGAATGACGCAAGAGACGCACTACCCCCCCGAGTTGGCGCGGCAAGTGGTGGAATCGGACAGCGCTGTTGACATTGCGTATTTTCTGGGAAACAATATCGACGAGTTGCGCAAGCTGTCCGGTGCCAATCCTGCCACGCAGGCGAGGATGATCGGGAGGCTTGAAGAGCGCTTTTCGGCTGCTTCTGCCGCGAAGAAGAGAAGGACCAGCGCCCCGGCGGCATTGGGAACCTCTCAGGCTCCTGCCAAATCCGGGGATGAAGCGAAATATGGCCCGTCGAATCTGGATGATTTTGACGCGGTTTTCTTTGGCAGGAAGTAGAAAATGGCAATCGTCGCAGCGCAAGCGCGCATGATCCTGAACACGTTCATGTTGCATATCCGGGACAACATGGTCTCGTCCAATCTCGTGTCCTGGAACGTCCACACCCGGGCGATGAACGACCGCAACGGCCTCATCGTGTCGCAGCAGGTGCCGCCGTCCTTCGTGGTCGTCGAAACGGTCGGTGGGGTCAAAGACCTGTCCGCCGGGGCGCAAGACGTTGTGTTCGGGGCACAGACCTTCACGCTCAACCGCACGTTCAACGTCGCGTTCAGTGCCACCGACATCGAGTCGGTCGTCAGCATGCAGGAAGCGCGCCGGTCGAAGGCCCTGCGGGCAGCAGCGGAATCCATGGCCTCGAAACTGGACAACCACATCATGGGGGTGGCTTCGAGAGCGTTTCCGCTCATCACCGGGACGGCGGGGGCAGGTGTGACGACTCCGCAGGCGTTTGATGCGGCGCGGACCCGGCTGGCGGAGGCGTCTCTGGAATCGGATGCCCGGCTTTCCGGTGTTCTCACTCACGCCGATGCCACGTCGCTGAACCAGTTCATCTACAACAACAACGCGTCCATGTCTACCGAAGGCGCGCGCGCCATGGCCGTCGGCTATGGCGGTATGCTCGGCGGCGTCCCGATCAAGAAAACCAACACTCTCGGGATCATCACCACCGGGACGCGGGGCGCGGGAACGGTCGCGGGCGCGGCGCAGAACGTCAACTATTCGGCGGCGGCGGATGCCGGATCGAACGCGGGCTACTACCTGACCCAGACTCTGAAC